TGTTTATCGCTCATCATAAATGTCCTCCCCTCCTTTATCCCCCTACCTCGCAACCAGCAAGCGCAACCCCCTCCGGTTCAAGCGGGCCAAGCTCATCCTCCATCCGCTCCAGCAGGCTCCGCCCATCCTCACCCAACGCCTTCATGTACTCGTCCATCCGCTTCCCGCCACCACCACAGAAGGCCAATACCATCGCATCCGCCCGATCCGGACTGTTCACCCCGCGAGCTCGTAGCTCATCCTTCCCCTCCAGCGTCAACTTCCCCTTACCATTGGTCCGCACCTTCCTGCTCACGAACTGCTGGAGAAGCACCTCGTCCGTCCCGACCGGTCCCAGGTTCACCTTTCCCTCCTCCACCATCCGCCCGAACTCAATCCACATCTCCGCCGCCCGATTCACAAACTGATCATCCCGGATGGCCCGCTCCCCGAAGTTCACCCGCCTCACATCCCAACCCTCCGCCCGGAGCGCATCGCACATGACAACCCCCATGCCACCCACATCCGCGTAGATGTCCTCGGCCTTCAGCTTCCACTTCCGGAACTCCGCGATGAACCGCCCCACACTGGCCATCGTGTCCTTGTCCCGCCAGCGGATCAGACCCTTCACCGTGTTCCCATGGCGCACCACCATCACGCTCTCATCCCCGCCGGCGCTGAAGTCGCACCCCGCTGTGAGCCGATGACCCTCCGTATCCTCCTTGGGTGGGCCACTCACAACCTTCTGCCAGTCAGCCGTCTTCACCGCGGTCAGACTCCCGTCATCCTCCATGAACTCCGCGTAGATCATCGAGCGCACCAGCGGATGACCCTCTCCCCAGCGGGCCATCTGCTCATCAATCCACTCCTTCCGGATATGCGGACAGTCGTAAGCGGTAACGGTAAAGGTCTGCCACTTGCCATCATTCCTCCGGAATACATCGTAGAAGTACCCGGAGCTGCCACCAGGACTGCTCATCAGCAGAGTCCGCGTCGGCTGGCACCGCTCCATCGACTGGAAGATCCCGTCCGGAACCGCCTTCGCCTCGTCCACAATGTACATCAAGTCATTGCTCGGACCCTGCACATGCCAGCCCTCCGCCTTCTCCGGGTTGCTGGCTGAGAACCCAATGCACCGGCTGATCAGCTCCTGGCCGTCCACTTTCTTCGGGTACACATACCGGATCTCGCCGTCCTTGATCGAGAATCCATTCTCCTCCCCTCCCAACCCATTGATCATCTTCCGCAGGTGAGGCCACAACGCGTCGGCCACCTGTCGGTACACACCAGCGGTACACACCACCAAGCTCCCCGGCCAGCGGAGCATGTGCCATACCACCGCGCTCGCCGCTACCATGCTCGTCTTGCCAGAGCCGTTCGCAGCTTTCAGAGCCACCTTCGAGTGCTTCTCGTTCAACGCCCCCAACACCGCCTCCTGCCACGCGTAGGTTTCACGTAGGCCAAGCATCATCTTGGGGAAGTTCTTAAGCTGCTGAGCCTCCTCCAATAGCTTGCGCTGCTTCCACGCAGGGATGTGAGAACCCATTCCGAGTGAAGGGGATTTCTTGCGCTTAATTTGCTTGACAGGCATAAAATTTGGTGTGGGACGGGGAGGGGGTATATAGGTAACACCCACCCCCCTCTTGGGGGTCCTGGTCCCCCCGTGGTCTATTTGCCCCCTCCGAAGGCACCGAGTAGGGCACCGCTGACACTAAGTTCCTTCCCACCTTTGCCGGTATGCTCGAGTTGTGCGCGAGCTACGTAGCCTCTCGTTCGCTCCAGTAACCATGCGGAGCCCTGCCAGCCGGGACCGCAGGAACGGACGACGGAAGTGAGGTCATACTCGCCTCTGGTTTTCGCAGCATCGATCTCCTCCTTTCGTTCAGGGTATCGCAGCAAGTACTTGGTGAAGGTTTTATCCGTCATGCCGGCCAGATGGCAAAGCCGCTCAAATGGGATCCCGAGGGAAGCCGCATCGAGTACCCGCGACCAGTCGGATTCCGTGACGGACTTGGGATCCGGCCCATTTTTTTTCACATAACCGGAAGGACGGACAATAGGTTCCTTCCCCTTCCCGCTCTTTCCCGCTTTCCGTTCCTTCACCTGGTCGCTTTCCATCCCGCTTACTTTGCCCCATAAAGTGAACCACTCTGAAATAAATGTGAACCGACGTTGACAAGATGCGTCTCCTTTGGCTTAATCCCTCCACGCTCTCCGATATGGGGGCATTCCTACACCATGAAAACACGCTCAAAACTCCTCCGCGCTCTAGGATTCCTAGCGCTTCACCTCCTCCTCCTCCCGGTAATCTGGCTCCTTGCCGATGCTTTGATCGGAGGTTCCCGATGAACGGATTCATCCTTCATGAAGACTCTCAAAGGGTCATTATCGCGACGGGCTTTGAATCCCCTTCCGACAACCGGAAGACTGGCGATATGATCCAAGTGTGGATCCTAGTCCGTTCCATGGACCCCGTCCGTGCAATCAAGGAAGGTTTGGATCGCCTGATTTGTGGCAATTGCGTGCACCGGGGCAACGGCGACGGCTCCGGTCGTTCCTGCTACGTCAACGTAGGCCAAGCTCCACTGGGGATCTGGCGGGCGTGGCAAGCGGGCAATTATCCCTTACTGCGCAGCCTCGAGGTTTTCACCGGGCGCCGGGTCCGTTTCGGAGCCTACGGAGACCCCACACACTTGCCCCTTAGCCTTGCACTGGCCATTGCTGGCGCTTCTTCCGGATGGACAGGTTACACCCATCAATGGCGCAAGCCTAGCTTGCAAGGGTGGCGTTCCCTTTTGATGGCCTCCGTTGACAGCGTGGCTGAACTTGTGATCGCCCGTTCCCTTGGCTGGTCAACCTTTCGCGTCGGCTCCGAAGCTTCGGTGGGCGAGTCGCTTTGCGCATCCGAAAGAGTCGGCACCCCTTGCGCTGAGTGCCTGCTATGCGCGGGATCCCGTAATGGTCTCGAGTCCGTCCATATTCCCCCCCATGGAACCGGAGCCACGCATTTCAAGGAAGGAGTGACCAAGTGAAATTCCTTTCCCCCCCTGTCAATTCGCTCGAGGCAGTTTTCCCCGGAAAGGGAAAGCGGGCGAAGGAGATCTTCCGGATGAGCCGTCGTGAGCTCGAGCAATTGCCCGCGGGCGCTGCACGGGTTCGGGAATGCTACAACCCGCCATCAACCCGTGACCTCCGGATGGAATGCCTTAACGAATTGCTCGAGACCCATGGGGTTGAGGCTTTCGAGACCGAAAAGGGTTGGTGCTATTACCTGAACGTAGGTGACCCATACGTAACGACGGTTTTGAAGTTCAACGGGCACTATCGTCTCTGCTGTTGGGGAGACATTGCCGAAAGGTACGCGGTATGAGCGACCTATTCCGCGCCTTGGGCTACTTGCTGCTTGGCGCTTTCTTCGTCGCCCTTATGGTTCTCTCAGCCCTAGCCGGGAACGGTTGACGAGTAGGCCAATCATTCCCCCGCATCCCCTAGGTTCCCCCTAGGGGCTTTTTGTTGCCCGGATCCGGCGTCCACTCGGTTCCCTTCCTTCCTTCCTTTCCGCCCGCCCCCCATCGGACATTCAATGTCTGACGGCTTCGATTTAACACAAGCGCCCGTCCCTTATGTCACAAGCGCCCGCATCCACTCTTCTGATTTATCACTATTCCCCAATCCTCCATAAGCCATACGGAATTCGGAATTCGGAAATTAGAAATGCTAATGCCCCGATACCTCATCATGGAGCGGGATCGAGTTGGCCAATCATCCGTGGGTGTGAATGGAGCGGCAGAATGGAGCGGTTTCGGCCCTTCCGTTTCCAGCCCCGCGGACCCCGCTTTCGCAATTTGATGCGGAAGCCCCCCCTCCGACGCCTCCTAGACCCCTTTCCGCTCCAGCGCTGGGCATCCACATCCATCCATCGGACCCAGCATTCCCGCCCCCCCTGCTCCCATCCTCCGGATCCCCGGATCCCTGCTTCCAAGTTTCGCAATCCGGAATCGGGGGTTCTCAAAAATTGCCGCCGAGCGCGGGGCGTCTTAAAACGCCCCCGCAGCGTCTCGGCGATGCTATTTTTGACTCCCTTTTAAGGGAGTAGTAAGACTCCCTTTTAGGGGAGATAGCGGGGGGGGTGGATAAGGTTCTGGTGCCACGATTACGGTTTACTTCTGCTTCCTTGACATGCGTCCTGATGGAAGCTACCTTGGTTCCACCATGAGTTATCTAGAGAACGGTTCCACCCTCCGCGCCATGTTCCGCCTGATGCCGCCGATGAGGCACGACATCGACCAGAGCCGATCCGAGGTTCTGGCCTACATAATGGACAACCTCCGATGCGATCTGGGGAAGTCGATCCGCTCGTTCAATTCGATGCGGAACATAAAGAGCGGTGTATTGATATACGATCGCATCCATCGCCAGTGGCGTGGTTGTGATTGGGTTCCCGCCGAGGAGGTTGATAAGGTATCAATGCTATTGGCAATGATCACTGAGATGAAGCGTGATATATCCTCGCTGAGGTCTGAGGACCGCAAGCTGAGGCATATGATCAGTACGATGCGCCGGCGGAAGGGTTCGAGGGATGTGGCCGACGATGAGCCCGAGGCCGATGATCCCCAACAGCAACAAGCCGCTCCCCCCGAAGAGAAAGCGGCTGATGGAGAGGACTGGTTTAAGGCTATGCGCGACGCCTTGGCTGAGGGCGATAAGGCTTCTCCTTCTTCAGCTCCGCTCCCGTGAACGCTAGGGGGTTGGACTCTTCCCACTGGATGCCGGTGGCTGAGTGTTGAAGATTGAGAATGGGAGACGGGAGTCCAATCCTCCCTCCCCGCTTGCAGAAGGCTAGCTGGAAGCGTCGAGGCTTTGATTGGCCTACCTCATGGAGAACGGCTATCTCACGCGCCCAGTTGGCGAGTTCGGAGGAGCCGAAGCCTGAGTGGGCCAGTTCCATTGTGGTGAGTGGTTCGCCGCCATCCTTGCGTTGGGGCTTTGCTACATGGTGCATCCAGACCCAAGCGACCTTGGTCTCGTGGAGGATGGGTTGGAGTTTGTTGCGAAGGAATATCGACACCTCGGACTGATCGCTGAGGTCGCCTCCGAAGTAACTGAACAAAGGATCGGCCACGATGAGATCGATCTTGGAGCGGTGGATGAATCGGCGGGCGTAGGCGAGGAACTGGTCACCGGTACGAACGGTCTCGGTCCTGAACTCCAGATTTTTCT